GTCAGGATTATCCCCGATGACCTGAACCAGCCAGGATTAGCGGTAACTGGCAGAGATCAGCCAAGACTTGAGACGGTGTTGCCGGAGCACGCTGGGTCGTACGTTGACGGTGTTAGGGAATTTGCTAGGGAGTATCTGGACGTTGAGCTAATGGCTTGGCAGTTGAGAGTTTTGGAGGGGCAGCTGCTTCACGACTCAAATGGTGATCTTTGTAATAGAGTTTCTCTTGTTTCAACTGCGAGGCAGAACGGTAAGACCGTTGCTTTAATGGCTCTTGTTGGTTGGTGGCTTGCTGAGATGCCTAAGATCAGCGGATTAAAACAGACTGTGCTTACGACTGCTCACAGACTTGATCTTGCAGTCATGTTGTTTGACAATCTCGCACCAATTTTAGAGAAACGATTTAACGCAACTTTGATGCGGTCTTATGGTCGTAACTCGGTGACAATGCCAGACGGTAGCAAATGGTTTCTCAGAGCAGCGAATCATTCGGTCGGGCACGGTATGTCGTGCGATCTGATTGTGGCGGACGAGATGTGGGATATTTCACGCGAAGTTATTGACGGAGGACTTCTCCCAGCTCAACGCGCTAAACCGAATCCACTACTCAGTCTCTGGTCGACAGCTGGGACGGAGGCAAGTACGGCAATGCTCAAATGGAGAGAGCAGGGACTTCGAGCCATTGACACAAAACAAAATTCAAGTTTTTATTTTGCCGAATGGAGCCCTCCGCCGGAACTTTCTCCGCTTGATAATCCCGAGGCGTGGGCGTACGCAAACCCTGCACTCGGTAAAACTTTGACACTAAAAACTATTGTCGCAGAATCCGAAAACCCAGACCGAGCAAGTTTCTTGAGAGCCAGTTGTAATCTTTGGGTGGCTAGTGATAAAGCATGGATACAACCTGGTATCTGGTCGGAGCTGCACTACCTCGACACAATGCCGGACGGAGGCACAGTCGCCATTGAATCTAGTCTTGACGACTCCAGATATTTCGCGGTACGTTGCGTCGTGCTACCTGATCGGCGCACGGTGGCAACAGTCGAATTTGTGGTGGACACTTACGACGAAATGATTTTACGCGCACAAGAACTAGCCAAGAATCCGAGCATTAAGTTTGCGATAACTCCGACGATTGATTTGCACTGGCTCCCAACTTTAGAGCGTCGGCGCATCATTGTCGGCTACGGGGAGATATTAAAATTCACTCCAAGAGTTAAAGCAATGATTGGCGAAAAACTCTTGTGGCATACAGGCGAAGCAATGTTGGCAGAGCACGTCTCCCGAGCAGTAGCGGTCAGGTCACAGAACAGTATCGCTCTCAGCTCTCAACGTTCCCCAGGACCGATCGAATTGGCTCGGTGCATGGTGTGGGCTGCAGCTCTTACCAGCAAGCCGACTTCAAGTGGCAAACCGATGATCGTTGTAGCTTCACGCTAATATCTGTACGGGTGGCTGGTCGTTACCTGCTTTCTCGGTCTGTACTCGACCAGCACCTATACACCACGCAAGTTAAGTCCAGTGGCATACTTACAGCATGGCTAAAACTTTAATTCAATTTATTGCAGGCAAAATTTCTGCTGATGCAAACGCCCAACCAGCATCAAAAGCGGCAGCGGCTGGCGGTTATTATCAGTCAGCAAATAACGGTGGTTCTGGCATGATTGGCAAGTATTACTCATACATTGAGGGCGAAGCACGCAATCGTGCAATGAGTGTGCCGACCGTCAGTCGAGCACGCGATCTTATGGCAAGCGTTATTGGTTGTATGCCATTAAAGATGTATAACGAAATGTGGAATGGCACCGAAATGGAAAAGATGCCATTAGCACCAAGAACTTGGCTACGCAAAATTGACCCAGCGTTGCCTAACAATTTTATTTTGTCATGGACATTTGACGATCTATTTTTTTTCGGTCGCGCATTTTGGTTTATAACTTCGCGCACCGCTGACGGATTCCCAGCGTCGTACACTCGACTACCTGCAGCAATGGTGCAAACATTAGACCAAGCAGGTCCTGTGTGGTTTGCTCCGTCTAAACAGATCGTATTTCAAGGTGGCGAATTAGACCCGAATGATGTTGTGCAATTCTTGTCACCAATTCAGGGCATTGTCTATCAGTCAGTGCAGGCAGTCGCTACAGCGCTAAAACTTGAAAGTGCACGCTACAGAAATGCGAGCAGTGCAATCCCAGCCGGTGTGTTACGGCAAACTGGGGGCGAGCCGTTAAGCGGTCAAGAATTAGCGGACCTAGCAGCATCGTTTAATCATGCGCGTGAAACAAATCAAACTGCGGCTCTAAACGAATTTGTAAATTATACGGAAACGCAAACTAGCCCAGACAAGATGTTGCTAATCGACTCAAGCAATTATCAATCGCTTGAAATGTGCAGGCTCTGCAATATCCCAAGTTATCTTGCAGGAATTTCTGTTGGCGGATATTCTTACGTCTCAAATCAAGGCGCTCGCCTGGACTTGTTCAGTTTTGGCGTTAAACCATACGCAGAATGCATTGCGTCAACACTCAGTCAAAATAATGTGCTACCGGCTGGAACGTATGTCGAATTTGACGTCCAAAAATATCTGAGCGAGGAATACTTGCAATCAGAATATGACATTCCACAAATTAACGACACGATTGATGTAGCATCAGGCTCATGATAAAATTAGTCCCCTCACTAATCACGGTTGACGCGGCTGCGGTCGGAGAACTGCCGCGCCGCTCAATCAGTGGCATAGCAGTAACTTACGACGAAACAGCAACAGTCGCTGACGGCACACAAGTACGCATTATGCAGGGAGCTCTTCCTGTTGACGGTCGCGCACCAAAACTCTACGGACAGCATGACTCAGGTCAAATTATTGGCATTTTGACGGAGCGTGTAGACACACAACAGGGCATGCTTTTTACCGCCAAAATTAGCGCCACTCGTCTCGGCGACGAATATCTGACACTCGCAAACGACGGAGTAATTGACTCGGTATCGGTCGGCATCAACCCGACAAAGTTTAGTTACGACGCAGACGGTGTAATGATCGTTGAAGCAGCCGACTGGACAGAGCTCAGTATGGTCAGTCAAGGAGCGTTTAGCGGTGCAATAATTACTGACGTTGCAGCCAGTATCCCACAAACAGAACCAGTTATAGAGTTAAATGAAGTTATACCTACACAGGAGAAAATCATGATCGAATCAGTAGAAACACCAGTCGAAGTAGCAGCAGCAGCCGCAGACAAATTGTGGGCAAAACCTGCACAACAATTTGCGATGCCAACACCAGGCGAATATCTTGCTGCAATGCACATTGGAGGCGACACATTTGCGAAAGTCAATTTGGCTTACAAAGAAGTTGTGAAAAAGAATCAGACAGCATTGCAAGCAGCTGCAGGAGACACTGCAACTACTGATACGCCAGGTTTGCTACCGTTGCCAGTTTTGGCTCCTCTGGTACAAAATCTGAACTACATCAGACCTGTAGTCACATCATTCGGACCACGCGCACTACCGAACGGTAACGGCACATCGTTCATTAGACCAACTATCGGCACTCACACATCAGCCGCAGAGCAGACACCACAAAATTCAGTGGTCTCAGCGACCACAATGGTGATTGACGCAAATCAAGTTGATCGAAAAACTTTCGCCGGCTCAGCAATGATGTCAATGCAATTGATCGACATGACAGACCCTGCAGCGATGTCTTTAATTCTTAATGACTTAATGGGTCAATATATGCTCGCCACAGACAAAGAAGCCTGCACAGAATTGCGCACCGCTTCAATTAACTCTGGCACATGGGACGGCACAAGCCCTGAGAATTTGTTGACAGCAATTTACACTGCAGCGTATGACGCATCAGTTGGCACAAATTTCTTTGTGGACACAATGTACACATCAGTAAAAGTGTGGCAATTACTTGGACAACTTGTAGACGATCAGAACCGTCCAGTGTTCCCAGCGATTGGCGCACCTGGCTTGCTCGGCATGAATACGCTCGGCGCAGGCTCGGCAGCATCATGGTCAGGACAAAATCCAATGGGTCTGAATATTGTTGTAGACAGCCAGTTTGATGCCATTGACGAAAATACTTTGATCGTCGCTAACGCATCTCGTTCGTTTGAGGTGTATGAAAATATGCGCGGAGTGATGACACAGGATTTACCGACCAAAATCTCACGCGAGTTCAGTTATTACGGGTATTTCGCGACATTTGCCGCGATCACTGATCTCATTCGCAACATCGATGTAACAAACCTGTAAGCGAGAGGCGGCTTAACCGCCATGACAACTTACAACACAGCATCTAAACAATTATTAAATAACTATGCGTGCATAAGCACGCTAGAGCCAACAGAAATAGTTGTCGGTCAATTCGTGACTGTTGCATCTATCGGTGCACCATTTAACGGCTCATTCACGGTGCTTGCGTTGCCACAATATTTATTTATTGGCGCGGACACAACTACTGGCGAATTGTTATTCAATGAAAATGTACCTGTACCAAATCAGATTCTTTATGCGTGCACAGGTAGCGACGTTCAATTTGTTGCGTTCTATACAGGCACAGTTACATACACTCAAATATGCACATGGATAACAGACGCTAATTTGCTTGCATATCTTGGCGTAGAAATAGACGAAGAGTCTGACGATTACGTTTTGCTAGAGCAATCAGTTTTAGCCAGTAATGCTTTCTGTTATCGCAGACGGCAGGAATCGAATTATTTTGATCAGCTTGACACAAGTCCGGGCGGAGACGTGACGCTGGGGACTTTGATGTACGGTGCAGCGTTATGGCGTAGTCGAGGTTCATTAGAGAACGCTTTCGCGTCATTTGACACAATGGGTCAAGCTCCACAGCAATCGCTAACCCCAATAGTTAAACAGTTACTCGGTATCAATCGTCCCTCGGTTGCCTAATGGCGTACACAGATTTACTAAACGAAGCTTTAGACGATCTCACGACAACGCTTGAAGCAGTCTCAGGATTGCGCGTTGTAAACGACCCAACCAAAATCGTCCCTAACTGCGTCTTTCTATTGGCGCCAAGTTTTACAACGGCAGCTGGTAACGGCAACATAATTCGCATGGACTTTCCAATAAAAGTAGTCGGCTCAGGTCCAGCAGGGCTCCCAGTGCTCAGACAAATCATGTCAATAGTTGCCACAGTGCTCGGTTCAACGATCGTAGTTATGTCTGGGCGACCCGGCACGCTCGAAGTAGGCGGTCAAGAATTTCCGTGCTACGACCTAGCAATAGGACTTGAAGCTAGAACGTCTTGACAATATCCACACTAAGCACAACAAAACCTGATAAAACTATTACTACAAACAAGGAGTACAAATGGCAACTTTTCTTAGCAACGCGGTAATCACGGTGACGGGCTCGGCTTCTCCAGTTGTCCTAAGTTCGCAGGGCAACACTTGCACAATTACAACGGGACGACACGCGCTCACTAGCACAGCTTTCGGCGATACAGGCGATATGCAAACTCCAGGATTAAATTTCTGGTCGTGCAGTGTAGAACTTTATTTAGATTATGGCTCGGGCTCTGTTGAAGCAACTCTTTACGATCTACTTGACAACGGTAGTTTTTCAATGTTGGTTCACCCAATCTCGGGTGCTGCGTCTGCCAGTAATCCACATTGGACGTTAAGTGACGGAATGCTTGAATCGTTTACACCAATAAATTCGACTACTGGAGAGCTGGCAATGGTAACATTTTCGGCGAATGGTGGCGACTGGGCTAGAGACATAACCCCATAATTAGACGGTCATACCTGACCGAGAACAGGACACAATGAAATTCAAAATAAAATTAATCATGGGCGACGGCACTCCCGAAAGAATACTTGTTACAAATATGTTTGTCATTTGCGAATGGGAGCGTTTAGAAAATAAGTCGGTTCAAGACACTATTCGATATAGCGATATGGTTTGCTGGGCTTGGTTATTGTGCAAACTTGCAGGCGACAAAGTGCCAGACACTTGGCGCAAATGGCTTTCAGCTAATCCTGATCTTGAATGCACAGCAGTTGCGGAGGAAAACCCAAACCCTACAGGGTTGGAACTTACCGACGGCAACTAGCAGAATTGCTAGTGGCTACAGGGTGGTATCCAACCCATATTGAGTTTGACACTCGCGACCTGTTCACAGTCATTACGATATTAAATAGTCGTAAGAGGTAATAATGTCGGTGAGCACAACTGTAGAAATAGTGGGCGTTAAAAACACTATTAATTCTTTGCGCAAAATTGACCCAGAGTTACAAAAAGAATTTAAGGCGCAAGCGATACAGATATCACAGCCAGCAATTCAAGCTGCAAAAAACGTGTATACAAAAATTCCGCTATCGGGCATGCAATACGCCTGGTCTAAAGGCGGTCGCAAACTGTTTCCGTTTACAGTTTCTAAAGCAGTTAACGGTGTGCGTATGCGTTTTGACACTCGACGCAACGCAGTCGGCGTAATTTTGATTGAACAGAAAGACCCAGCAGCAGCAATCTTTGAAACTGCAGGACGTGCCAACAGTAATCGTTTAGGCAATTCGCTCGGTTTTGTTGGCGCAGGACGCACTCGACTTATCGGACCTGCGGTCTACAAAGCGCGTAGAGGTGTTGAGCAAGAACTAAAGTCTGCGATCATGGACGCTATGCGCACAGTGCAAAGGGAGTTGTAATGGGATTATCTATACCTATCGTTGCCGAATTTGACGGCAAGGGCATTGACAAAGCAATTAAAGAATTTCAACAATTAGAAACAGCTGGAGAAAAAGCACAATTTGCTATCAGAAAAGCAGCTTTACCAGCAGCGGCAGCGCTTGCAGGTTTAGCAGCTGCAGCTGGTCCAGCAATCATGGCAGCATCAGACCTAGCAGAAAACTTGTCAAAAGTAAACGTCGTATTTGGCGAGGGCGCTACAGCAGTTGAAGAATTTGCTAAAAGTGCAGCAACCGCTTTAGGGCAATCACAAAACGCAGTTTTACAAGCCGCAGGCACGTTCGGAACATTTGGAAAAGCTGCAGGGCTATCTGGTCAAGAATTAGCAACATTTAGCAATGACTTTACCGCCCTTGCATCAGACCTAGCGTCATTTAATAACACAACTCCAGAACAGGCAGTGCAAGCGATCGGTGCAGCACTTCGAGGAGAGTCCGAGCCATTGCGTCAATACGGTGTTTTGTTAAGTGATAACGCGCTTCGCAATGAAGCGCTGGCAATGGGTCTTGAAGTTTCAACAGGTGCATTATCGGCACAAACAAAAATACTTGCAGCGCAATCATTGATCTATAAACAAACAGGCGACGCTCAAGGCGACTTTGCGCGAACATCTGACGGGCTTGCCAACAGTAGTCGAATACTTAAAGCACAAATGGCGGACTTGCAAGTTTCAATCGGTCAAGCATTACTCCCAGCAGTTCAAGCAGTGTTACCAGTTGTCAAAGACTTTGCTACTTGGGCGGTTAACAATCCACAAAACTTTACGCGAGCAGCTGCAGCAATAGCCACAATTGCAACAGCAATTCTTGCAGTGAATTTCGCAATGAATGCAAGTCCATTTGTGTTATGGGCTACTGGTCTGACAGCGATCGGTATTGCGATTTTTGCGGCGTATCAAAAATTTGAAAGTTTCAGATCGGGTGTAAATATGATTATGAATGCTGTGATCGGTTATGTGAACGGTTTAATTTCGGCAATGTATATGCTTTATAACGCGCTGGCAATGGTTATAAACGTAATACCAGGTCTAGACAACATTGCTACAAAAGTCGCGCCACAAATACCGACAATTAGCGGTACAGGTAGTCCTGCAGTATCGGGTGGCGGTTTTGGTCGAGAGGGTGGCACGGGTTCTATCGGTGGCGCAATTTTGCCGAACATTGCAACTATTCCAATTTTGTCTCCAGCAGTAACAGGCGGAGGCGGTGGAGGCGGTGGAGGTGGAGGCGGTGGTTTCACTCCAGTAGTTAGCGGTGGCGGACCGTATCAGGGACCTAGCTCAATACCTGGCTTTATGGGTGGCAACGCTGAACGCATTGCAGCGCGTGGCGACATCACAATTAACGTCACTGGAGGACTAGCGACATCTGCAGAGATCGGCGAATCAGTCGTTAACAGTTTGCTCGCCTACCAGCGAGTATCAGGTCCGCTTGATTTACAGATAGCCATCTAATGCCAGGCGTTGCAGTAGTTGACTCTGGGAATTATTCGCTAGAGATAGATACAGGTTTTTTAATTGACGCTTTCACTTTGGACTCGGCAACCAGAGGGATTTTAGACGGAGCAGAATACGTCTTGAACGGCACAACCGAATTTGCCGAGGTTTTAGACGGAGTCAATTCTTTGACGTGTCGACGCGGTAGGCGCGATATGGGCGACCAGTTTGGCGCTGGGTCTTTGTCGTTCACGATGCTGGATACAACAGGCGTATTTAATCCATTTAATCAAGACTCACCATTTTACGACACAGCTAACGATCAGCCAGGGCTCGCACCATTAAGGCGTGTCAGACTTTCACGTTACGACGCGAACGACGTGCAAGAGTATTTATTTGTTGGGCGCGTTGTAAATTATGATTACAATTTTGCTCTCGGCGGTCTAGACACAGTTATTGTATTTTGTGCCGACGACTTTTATTTACTATCTCAAACCGATTTAGCGTCATTCAATGTCAGCGAGCAATTATCCAGCACTCGACTTAGCGCGGTACTTGATCGACCAGAGATAAATTTTCCAGTCGCAGAACGAGACATAACTACAGGCACTCAGACTCTCGGCGGTTCAGCTGCTTTCACGGTAGATAACGGCACTAACGCGCTCGCCTATTGCAATCAGATCAACGTCGCAGAGCAGGGCAGACTCTTTATGGCACGCGACGGCTACATCACATTTCAGCCAAGAATCGGCAACACTCTTTCGGCTCCAGTTGCAGACTTCCACGACGACGGCACAAATTTTGCGTACAACGGGGTAGGCGTATCGTTTGAAGCAAACCAAGTAATCAATCGAGCAAGTGTCACAATTCTTGGCAGTAACAGTCCACAAGTCGCCGAGGATTTAGCAAGTCAAGCAATCTATTTCATTCAAACGGACTCAATCACAAATAGCCTGCTGCACAGCACAGGCGCGGCTCTCACGCTTTCGGAGTATCTGTTAGAGCCTGAACCTACAGCCAGATACACGTCAGTACAAACAGAGTTTTTAATGTTGACCGTGCCACAACGCGATCTGCTTGCAACACTTGATATCGGGACGACGATCACTGTAGAAAAAACGTTTACAACGTCTGGCAACTCCACAACAGAACTAGCTCAAGAACTGGCTATAGAGGGCATTGAGCATCGCATAGACGTCAACAGAGGGCACTCCGTGACCTACTGGACGAGCCCTACAACGGTCGTCTACCAGTTCATCGTTTCGGACGCGATCTACGGGATACTTAACGCCGACAATGTTTTAGGGTAATCTAAGGAGAGTTATGGCAAATACACAGACAACAGTCCCAACATTTATTCCAGGTCAAGTTTTGGAGGCTTCACAATTAGTTAACAGTGCAGCGACCGGCGTTCCAGTTTTTGCAACTACGGGCACTCGAGACGCAGGTTTTGGCGGTGCAGGAGAAAAAGCGCTTGCAGAGGGTCAACTTTGTTATCTCGAATCTACAAACGTAGTCCAATATTACGACGGTGCAGCCTGGGCTACTCTTGCGCCAGCTCCAGCAGTGTCAAGCGGTCTAACACTTATCGCTACAGGTTCGCTATCGGGTGCTAGCACAACTTTTAGCAGCGCTTTTAGTGCAACTTACCGTAACTATTTTATAACAATAAATGAAATGACTTGCAGCGCTGGTAATCCGGATATGTATTTTACGCTCGGCGCTGCTACGACAAATTACGCTTATTCGCAAATGTATGTAGATCAGGCTAGGGCGTGGTCATTTAATCAGGGTTCAACGTCTGATAGTAAAATCATTATGAATAACATGGCTTCAACAGACCCAAGTACAGCAAACATACAAATAGACCAGCCATTTTTAACGAATGAAACAAGTCTTATAGCAAGCGGTCTCAATTATCAACAATCTCAATGGTTTCAGACGGCAGGTAAACATAACGCTAATACGTCGTTTACTTCGTTTACTATCAGCAATTCAACAGGCGCAACTATGACAGGTTCGGTAGCTATTTACGGTTTTGGAATATAGAGGAATTATGACAACACCACAAAAAACAATTATTGATTGTGTGACAGGCGAAATCGTTACACGCGATTTCAACGAAACCGAATTAACACAATTTGAAGCCGAGACAGCACAAATAAAAAAAGATGCTACGGCAAAAGCAAAAGCGGAAAAAGCATTAGCAGACAAACAGCAAACAATACTTGACCGACTCGGATTAACAGCCGACGAATTTAAGACACTGATTGGATAGTTATGGGCAGATTACAGATAGCAGACCAAACATTCAAAGGTGGCATTCAAGGTGTCATATGTTATTTCTTGTGGAAATCAAATCTTGACCGCGAACTCATATTTATGCTCATGCCGATTAGTTCAACAGTGTTGGCATGGATATCGACAAAGATCGGCGACCCTGATCTAGCGTGTTTATTCATTAGCGACAAAGACAAGAAAAAAAAGTAATAAAACCGTACACAATTAACGCTGCTCCAGTCGTAGCGAAACCATTGCAGGGAATGGACGCATGGCTAACCCGTGCAGTATTTCATTCTGATAAGTCGCTCTGGAATAACGGCAGCTGGGTTCTGCGAGACGTCCGAGGAAAGCCTGGAGTCGTGTCCAACCATTCAAAAGGCGTCGCAGTCGACTTGTCTTACAGGTGGCAATCAGAAAAAAAACGCGGACGGCAAGACGGACGCAAAGTATCAATGGCGTTTATAAATAAATGTTTAGAACACGCCGATACTCTCGGCATTGAGTTAGTGATTGATTACGCCATGCGACGGTCGTGGCGGTGTGATCGTGCTACATGGAAAGCGTTTGACTGTGAGCAGGGTGATTGGTGGCATGTCGAAGTGAACTCTGTTATCTGTAACAGTCCAGAACTTGCTCAACAGGCTTGGAATAGGGTGTTTGGGCTAATTCCACAGGTGGTCGTCAAACCCGTGTAGGGTAGTTCTTGACCGAGAAAGTCGAGGGCTTATGCCATTCATCATTAAAACAGTTATCGCGTTTGCGTTATTCGCTATTGGGTTTTCAGGCAATGTCCTGTTACAAGAGCCACCATTAGGGCAGACTGACCCTGTGACAGCGCCATACGGGGCTTACAGCTCGTTTAGAGACATGCAGCACGACATTTACCTATATGTGCCACCTAGCACCACTACAACGCTTCCCCAGCCTGTGTATAAACATGGTGACTGTTCATGGCTACCAGCGCTCGCGCTAAAAGCAGGCTGGCAAGTTGACCAGATCGGCAAACTTAAACAGATCGCCCTACGCGAATCAGGGTGCTGTATTCGTCGCGGTGGCGAAACGGTTGACAAAGACTGCAAAATTACGGGACATGACGGGTCAGATCATTTGAGTGATACATCAATTTTGCAAATCAATGGTTTGAATTATGACATTAAACGCAACCCCACAGCGCCAATTTGTTTACAAATGAAAATCTGCACACAAGAACCACTTTTTGACCCGTACACAAATCTAAAAGCGGGCAAACTGTTATACGACTACTGGCAAAAAGCAGCAGGGGACGGCTGGATACCCTGGGATATGTGCAATCGAACCAAATCATGCAAATAACAACCGTCAAACAAATGGCAATATTCTTACTGTGCTACACGCTTGCGATAAGACTTCTGTGCATGATATTTTTAGATTAAATTAACCACAAAGGAGAATGAAAATGACCGAGAACGAATATGACGAAACATTTGATATGCGAATGGAAAAAGAACACCAAGAAACATTGTCCCGCATGAAACAATTTATGTTGATTGGCGAACAAATCAGCAAAATGCCAAACACATCACCAAAAGTATTGGAAATTGAAGTGCGTTATTTGATGGGCATTATTAGCGAACTTGAAGCACGAGTCAAAGACCTCGAATCCGAAGCGCGTCGACTTGAACTGTTGTTAACTCGTGCAAACTGAAATAGTAACAATCCAGCTCACAGCCGAGGACGTGCAAGACTGCACAAATTTTGCTAGCGAATTAGAGCGAAGTTGTTTTGAAAATAATCGCAAACAAAAGTACGGACTATTTAGTAAAGAGCAAAAGTTTCAACACTCTTTGCAGGGCTACCTCGGTGAGCGAGCAGTTGGAAAGTATTTTAATTATGAAACTGTTTTCACGCCATTTGATAAAACCATTCCAGACGTGCTCGGCTACGAAGTGCGCACAGTCAAATACGCTAACGCGATATTGATAACTCACCCGGACGACACAAAGTATTTCATCGCCGATTACATTTGCGTATCGCTTAACCATGCAACAATGCTTGCAACATTAAAGGGCTGGTCAGGTATAAAGCGATGCAACGTACCGAGCTACTGGATAGATCAACCTAACTGGCACACGGCTTGCTACGGAATGCACGAATCAATGCTTTACGATATACAAACACTCCCAGCGACTAAAGAACTGATCGCACATCAAACTTCACGAGGCATATTATGAGACGCAGTTATGACCCCCACTACGGCAGTCGAGAGCAGTTAAGAGACTGTCACGAACACGGAATGAAAGTAGCGCGTGAGCGTGACGCACTCAAAACAGAAAACGCTGCACTACTGGACGAAATCACAGAATTAAAAGCACTAATCAAATATCTAACCGAGGGAGAATAATGAAAACATTTGAAGCACATCGACTACTAGATCATTACAACAAAGACACCGACGCGTTATCGTTAGCGCAAATCTTTGGCGTTAGCAGAGGCACAGTTTGCAGGTGGCGTAATCGACCTAACGAATCGGCGCTCAACATCTATCAAGCGGATAAATATGCGTGCCGAATCGGTGTGCACCCTGCGAACATTTGGCAAGATTGGTACAACCAATGAAAGAATTTAACGAAGCACAAGAAACAAACAATTACCTGATAGAGCAACTTGTCATTGCCCGAAAACAAAATGAAGTACTGCAAGAACACATTGAAAAACTTATTGAAGACATAAAGATTAGCAGTCAGTTGCTTAATGCGTGTGTGGCGTACATGTCATGAGCGACAAGGTACAACAGTTGACGGCAGAACTAAATAAATGGAAAGCAATTGCAGACAATTTGTACGACGAAATGAGAGTCCGCAATTTAGAACACATCGCCAGACACGACAACGAGTCACATGATTGCATGCAAGATTATGAAAACGCATGCGAAATGGAAATGGAGGGCAATAATGAGCAACTTCATGGATAACTATGTAGACGTACCGACTCGACTAGCTCAAGCTCTCAAACAATTTCCAGACCTACGAATACAGGAAACAAAACCAATAATTGTCACGGTAGATAATCAGCAATACGTTGAGATTAGTTGCACAGTATGGAGAGACTTGAACGATTTACTGCCCACCGTCGCTTACTGCTGGGAGCCGATACCAGGAAAAAGTCCATTCACCAAGGGGTCGGAAATGATGAATGCGAGCACGAGCTGCTTAGGACGGGCTCTCGGCTTTCTCGGAATGGGAATAGGCAAAAGCATTGCATCACGAAACGAAGTACAAGCACGGCAACCAGCCACAGTCGCAGAGGTCAGCCCCATTCGAGCCGATCTTGAGCAGCCATTTGGTGACACAACAGACACTAAGCAATATGCAACGCCTAAGCAGCGCGGAATGTTACGGGCGCTCGCGTTTGAGAAAAAAATAGGCACAGCCGATCTGATGCCATACGTCAACAAAGTATTGAAAAACGAGTATTCAAGCATTGAAGCATTAAGCAAACAAGAAGCATCGCAAGTGATTGAGTCATTACAGAATTGACATACCGTTGACATACCGATAACGAGTACGGGCACGACCTACAGCGGTGCAACGCTGGTTGGTAACACACGGAAAGCGTGGGTAGATGATCTATGTGGCAACACATGGTCAAGCAATGATTAAAGATATGGGAGTGCTACGAGGCAAAAGCACGGGGGGTTATCGCACTAGGTTTAACCACAGCATGAGTAACATTGAAAACAAAACACAAACAACCGAGACGAGCCCGACATGAAACAAAACCACCCACAAACCGTAAGCAAGTCGCTTGCGACGCGCTAGCACTATGAGCAGAGCCCACGACAACCCCGAATACAGAAAAAACCGAGCAATAATCCTCCGAGAACAACCGACCTGCACAGTCTGCAACCGAGCACCCAGCACCCAAGTCGACCACATCACACCAATAGACGCAGGCGGAGGACACAACCCCGAAAACCTCCGAGGCATATGCGCAAAATGCAACAACACACTCGGACACAAATACGTCACACAACGAAACCAAACACGCAACACAATCAGAGCAGACGCACTAAAAGACAACGGAATACAAATACAAACAACAAAACAGAAACGGTTTTTTACTGAAAAAAATTCAATCAC